GAATTACAGAAAAGAAATTTATTGCCTTATGATGAAGAAGAAGAGTATTGGGAATCATATGATGGTTTAAGCTCTTGTGAAGAAGGTGTAAAGAAATGTGTTTAAAATAGAAAATTTTACTATAAAATGAGGTATAATAATTCATGGATGATGAAATTCTAGAAATAGTTCAAGAACTGGGAGAAGAAGTATTTGAAGAATCTCAAAGACTATGCCCAGAAGGTTCTGGTTGGTTGAAAAATAGCGGTCAGTTAGTACCTAACATGGGTGGATTTGAAATTATATACGAAGCTCCTCATGCTAGATTAATACACGATGGGAAAGAAACAGAAGATCAGTATTATGAAATGAAAGTAAAAGAATTTCAAAGAAGAAATAGAAACAGGAAAGGAGCTTTATCCTTTGTTATAGATACAAAAGGAGTACAGACAGGTAACCCTGAAAGGCAGAAACCAAGACAAGGAACATATAGTGATTTAAAATCGCTTTTAAATATAAAGAAGAAATCTAATACGCATAAAGTAAAAGCACATACAAAGAAATACTTTGGTCGCAGACCAATGTTAAATAAAGAAACTGGTAAGTGGAGCATTGTAAATACAACAGCGAAAGCTCCCGAACCTTTTATTGATGATGCTTATAGCAAAGTAATAAGAAGAAAAAAGTATAGAGATATTAGTAGAGACTTAGGAATCACCTTTCCAAAGAAGTTGGGAAGGGGAAGACAGGAGATTCTAAGAAGATTTTTATCGATTTAAAGGAGGCTAAAATGGTAGACGTAAGTAAAGTTACAGCTGAACAAGAATACATCATTGCCAGACATTCTAGGATGATTGGTAAAGTATTAGATTTAGTTGAAGCATCTATGCCAGAGGGAAACCAGCTTGAAAAGCTAAAAAAACTAATTCAAGTTCCGCTATATGACTATAGGAACGAGATGTTGAAGATGGCTAATGGTGAACTCATAGAAGATTCCAATGAATAAATTATAATTATTTTATAATATTCGCAATATTTATGTAAAAAATACCTTTATTTATAGTATAATATTACAGAGTAGGCAAATAACGCCTATTTTTATATTATAATTCTATAAAGGTCGGGGGTGGCTAAGACCAACCTTGAGAATTAACAAAACTTTAAATAACTTTTAGTCTGGAAAGGACTGGAAAGGACATAGGAGGTCGAAAGATATGTCAGAAGAATTCAATAATTTAGAGAATCACATGCAAGGTACTAACCTAGCATTATCTGCAGTAGCAGAAGTTCTCGCTAAAATGGATGAAAGACTCACAAAAGAAGAAGAAGACGACAGAATGGAAGAAGAAGAGAAGGCTTTAGAAGCTGAAAAATCAGAATTAGTAAAAGCAGTTGCATCTGAAGTGGTATCAATGATCAAAGCCGAAGGCGGAGAGAACCCACTAGGAATGGATGTTGACGGAGCTAAAGAAAGGAAAGCTAAAACAATAACGCAACCTCAGTATGATGATGCTCAAAATGCAGCTAACCCGACTACTAACATAGAAGATCAGCAAGCAACAATTCAAGCTGCCGATATGGATGATGACGATGACGACAAAAAAGCTATGACTAAGGATCATGTACCGGGACACGACTCGGATGATGATGAAAAAGAAAAAGCTATGAAGATGAAATTCAAGGCAGAAGACGATGACGATGACAATGGGTCAGACGAAAAACCTGTTGACAAGGCTGATGATGACGATGACAAAGACGATGATGGAATGAAAGCAATGAGGAAAGAACTCGATGCTTTGAGGAAAACTGTCGCAGCTTATGAAGCAAACATGGAGAAATCTATTGAAGAGCAGTCTGAAGCAAGACTACGAAAAATGGGTTTCAGAGAAGAGAACGGTTTACAAAGACCAGCTCTACTTAACCAAGAATCAGCATTAGGAACAGATGGAACAACTCCAATTGTAAAAGCTAATGCTTCAAGTGGTGATGTAGTAGAAGACTTAAGCGGCTTGTCTTACAAGCAATTAAGAGACCTACAACACAAAATAGACTCTGGGGACACTACTGGTGTACCAAGGGAACTACTTGGAAATCAATAAGAAATAATTTAAGAACGAGGAGAAATTAATTATGGCTACAAATCCATCATTATCTGAGTATATTGCTCAGTCTCAAAGAGGTCTATACTCGTCTGTATTCGGACCAGAATACTTACAGAAACAGACTTACTTTACAGTGGACACTGCTACAGGTATTTTTAACACTACCTATGGTAGAAAAGTTTGGCATGCATTAAATAACCAAACTCGTTTTTTCAATGCTATCCCAAGAACAGTTTGGGGTAACACAGCTGGTTGGAGAATCAGGACAGACAGAGGTAGTGGAAGATCACGACCTGTGACTGAGACTGGTGCTCTACCTACAGTTGATGTTTCAGACATCGCAAACGTAGCTAGTTTACCTAGAATCGTTTCAACTACTTTCGGTGCGTCAGTGAAGTCAGTCTTTACTGCACAGCTAGAAGGTGGTGTTGGTGATGTTCTTGCATTGGAAAACGAAAACGCTCAGCTCGACCACGTTAAAGAAATGAACGAAGAGCTAATGGCGGGATCTGGATACGTTGTATCTGCAGGTTCAACTACGACTGGTGTTGTACCAGCTTCAGTAGCAAGTAACATTAAAGTAGGTGACAAGGTTGCTTACTATGACACTTCTGCAAACGACTACATAAACACATCTGGACTAACAGTTTCAGGTATTAATACCTCTACAGGTACTATTACTCACGGAACTGCATCAGCAACTGTAGCTGATGGTGACGGTCTAATTGTGGTAGAGAGAGCAGGACTAACATCTATTGATGACATCGTACAATTTGACGGTGCTGCAGTAGGTGGTTCATTCGATACTAACTCTAACTTCGCTGCAAATGGTGGAGTAAGGGCATATGACTTAACATTCGGTGACAGACCTTCCGGACAATGGAACGCTGCTGCTACAGTTAAGCACAACAATGGAGTAGGAAGAGAATTATCTCTAAACTTAATTGATGATTGTATTCAGACAGTAAGAACTAATGGTGGAGAACCAAAACTAATCGTTATGGGACACGACCAATACTTCAAACTAGAAAGATTACTACAATCTCAACAGAGATACTTAGGACAGGAAGAGTACCAAGTTGGTGTAGGTTCTGAAAGAACTTTCCCGGGTACAAGAACTGGTCTAGTTCTAGCTACTTACCAAGGTATTCCAATTCTACCAGATGCTGATACACCAAAAGGTGTTAGCACAGCTGACGCAGTATTGGGTTCAAACGTATACGTTTTGGACACAGACTACCTTGAAATAGCTGTGGCACAACCAACACAGTATATAGAAAACAGAGACTACTTCGCAGCTAATGCTCTAGTAGTAAGAGGTTTACTATACACTATGGCAGAAATGCGATGTCACAACTTCTTCACACAAGCTAAGATTACTGACTTAAACGCATAATCTAACTTGCAAAGAAAATTTTGATGGGTTGGGGAGCTAGTTCTCCCCACCCATTCTACAAAAGGAGAAATTAAATTATGGCGAAACACTCATTTAAAATGTCAGATGTAACTGAAGACACTAGAGTATTAGCGAGGTCTGCATTAGGATATGACTTCAACTATTTTGCTGATGACGAAACAATTATTTTCGGTACTGATAGTGATGCAACCCTAGCATGGGATGGTGATTCCCTAAATGTAACATCCTCTGCTACAGAAGTATCAGGAACACTATCGGTTGCAGGTGCAACTAGCATAGGAACTACAGAAGCTGTATCAGCTGGAACTGGTATCACAACAGGTACTGGCACAGTTTACAAGTCTTCAGTAGTAAAAGTTGGTGGTATCTTTGAAACTACCATATATATAGATTTAACGGGATTATCTTCAAATGCTCCCGGAGATATTATTGGTAAAGATGGAACTGCAAATTCACACATAGGACAAATAACTACAGCTGTCAACGGAACTATCGTTGGTGGTTACATGCAATGTTTAGAGACACCTACAACAGGTGAGCCTGACATTGACTTGTTTTATGCCGATGAAGCAACAGGTACAGAAGACGCTGCTGTTTCTGGTCTATCGAATCAGGTGTCTGTATTGGCAGCTGCTGCCGACTGGACTATTGCAGCTAACGTGAATATGAGACCTCTCAGTGCAATTGTTGCTGCCGACAAGTATTTATACTTAGTAGGTGGTGGCGGAACTACTGATGGTGTCTATGACGCTGGAAAGTATATAATTAAATTATACGGAGTATAAACAAAATAGCGGGAGCTGCCTTTACTACAGCAAGTATATTAATTAAAAATTAATGCTGTACTAGGCAGCTTCTTAGATATCCTGTAGAATAGGATAGACTTAAAGGAGAATTAAATGGCAGGATTCACAAATAGCTACTCACATTCATGGGACTGGAAAGAGTGGAATACTGATCCCAGCACTCGTACTTCAGTTGCTCCACTAGATAGATATGTACCTTTTAGTGGATCTGTGGGAACAACAGCTGAAGACGTGTTAAATATATATGCCGGTCCTTACTATGAATTAGATCAAGGAAACACGACAGCTAAGTTAGAATTACCTACAACTGGCTCACCGGGAATAAATAGAATATTAAATCCTTCAATAGAGAACACAACTATAACAGAGTTTACAGCAGATGGTTCAGCGATATCAAGAACTACATCAAACGTATTTTTAGGTTCAGCAGTGCTTACAGCGAACCCAGCAAACTCTGCAGCAAAGGAAGGTTTCTATGTAACTACAGAATCTGTAGGAGCAGGAGCAGGGGGTGACACACAGGGAAACACCCCAACTTATATAATAGCATCTGGAATGGTAAGAGGAGCATCAGCATCAGGAGATGCAGTAATGCAGATTACAGATTCAGATGGAACTGTGTTAGCAACTGGTGATGCAGTTAGTTTAACAACTAGCTACCAAACAATAAAGGTAGTATATAATATACCAGCTGGAACTACACCAGCAACATACAGAGTTAAATGGTGCTCAAATACACAGCATAATATTAATATGTTATTTGATGCACTTATGTATGACTTTAGACATGATTCACATGTACCAGATTATATAGATGGAAACCTAGCAGCTGGGAATGGATATGAATGGGAAGGCACAACAGACCTTTCTAGGTCAAGACACATCTCACCTATAGGTGTAATAAGACATCTTAAAATTAAAAACACACATGGATCACAAGTGCTTTATGTGGCATTAGATGCTGTAGCTGAAGAAAGTACATCAGCTATCAAACTATCAGCAGGGGAGACTTATGAAACAAGTCACCCTATAGATTTTAGGAAAAACGTATCAATCATAGCCAGTGCAGGAAGCACGACTTATGAAGGAGTAGTGTTTGGAATACATACTCCGATAGGATAAAATTATGACAACAATGACTGCAGAAAAAATAGTAACTAATAATAGGGACATGTTTCAAAGCGTGTCTGAGGATTCTACGATTTCTTTATTGGAAAAGGCAGAAGGTGGAAAAGTATCTGTTAAAGATATCACTAATGCATTGGATGAGTTCAAGAGATTATACAAAGCTGGAATAGCCTCACCTGCAGAAATTATGACATTACACCGAGCTTACCCTGATAATGAACTTTATCAGAAGGAAGCAAGGAAGCTGGAGAAACGAGACGTTGAACCAGTAGTATTAGGAGGTCCCGCCTCTGTTGAATTAGTAGACAGAGAGGGACACCTGATCACAACAGATGCTCTAGGAAGGGCATTTGAAAACTATATGAAAAGTTTTAGAACTAGGAACGCTATGGTTCTACACTCTGATGTCCAAGTAGGTTGGGCTTTACCAGCTTATATCAATAAGTCAGGACAGATATTTAAGAGTGGTGTAAATGAAAATGGTTTGTTCTTCATTACTGAAATGAGAAATGATACAAAGATCTCTGACAGAGTGAAGGAACAGATAAACGAAGGAAAGCTAAAGTCATACTCTATTGCTGGATCAGCAACTAAGATGCAGAATATGACTAAAGGCTTACAATCTTACATGCAAGTAGATGACTTGGAACTCGCTGAAGTAACAGTATGTGAAAAAGGAGTAAACCAAGGAGCATCTTTTGACTTATTAAAATCAGATCAACCAGCACAGAAATCATGTGCTGATGGAAGCTGCCTAACAAAGTCAGCTCCTAAACCAATAGAGGAGATAGCTATGGTAATGAAATCAAATGGAAATGTAGACTTCACCCAGACCTTTCTTCACTGGCTTTCAAAAGAGAATGGGAAAGCATCAGATCCTTTAGTAGGAGATAAGATGTTTGCTGTTCTTGAAAACTACAGAGGTAGAGAAAAGGAACACCATAACCAATTAGATAGGCAAGGTTTTCCGAAGGAACTAGATCCTGAATTTGCTAGAGTTACTCCAGTAATGGAGAACCCTAACTATGCCCCATGGGTTGTAGGAGAAGCAGGTTCTAAACTTGGACCAAAAAACTATGAAGGTAGTTCCTTACCAGTAACAAAAGCATTTTTATCTTGGATGCAAAAAAGAGATAAAGGAGATGCTTTTGCTATTGCTACTTCACAAGCTAAGAAGGAAGGTTATGATGACTTTTCTGAAGGAAGCGAAGGAAGAGAGAAAAGGAACGAACTAGCTGAAAAATTAAAGGAAAGCTAGGAAAGGAGATGTCATCTTACTACGACATCTTAAAGACTCTTTTTTTAAAAGATGGAGCGGAAGCTGTTATCTATGAAATAAAAACCACCAATAAAAGGAAACCAAGAACTACTGGGAAGAAGAATATAGGGATTGGAAGGGGAAGCTATTCCAGAGGAAACAAGAGAACACGATATGGCACTTATTAAGAAAACAAAGAAGTGGGGAACTCACCCAACACAAATAACTAAATACGATATCCAAAAACAAATAAAGGAAAGGGAACTAAAGGAAAGCTCCCTTGATATTTTAAATGGGAAACCAATGGGAAAGGAAGCGAAAAATGAAGCCAACGAATTGTCATGATGAAGAAAACTGTTGTGAAGATTTAGATATTAGTTGTGAACAAGATGAGTGTGTCTGTGAAGAAGAAGATAACTGCAAATTAGACTGTGAAAATGATAAGGAAATAGAGAACAGTTGTTGTGGTGGAGAGTGTTGTTCAGATTAGATTATCAATAATAAACTAATCAAGGAGATACTTGTGAGAGTTAACATACTACAAATACTTTTGGAAACCTTAACTTATCTAATAAAGGAAACGATAGGAAAGGTCAAGTGGATATTGAAGAAGATCCTACCAATATAAAAACTTTCAAACTTGTCCCCTACTGTAAAAGGTAGGGGATTTTTTTATTACTTGACATGGATATATTTAATTTGATAGAATTCACTTATAAGATATAAATTAGTATAGGAGATTATATGCAAACTTTTATGCCATATGCTGACATAGATAAAAGTGTCAGATGTTTAGATTACAAAAGATTAGGTAAGCAAAGAGTAGAAGCTATGCAAACTTATAATCAGATTACAAAAGGTAAAGGTGGATATCCACACCACCCTGTAAATAGAATGTGGGAAAAATATCCTGATGCTTTAGCATACTATCAAAATGCTTGTATAGAAGAATGGATAGATAGAGGATATAAGAATACTATGAAACATATTCCTCACATAAGAAACTTTGATATGCCTGATTGGATCGGAGATGAACGAATACATTCTTCTCACAGATCTAACCTTTTAAGAAAAGATGGAGAATTCTATAAGCAGTATGGTTGGACTGAACCAACTGACATAGATTATCATTGGATTTGACTTGGCTAAGTTGATTATGATAAACTTTATTAGAAGTATAGAAATTAGTAAGCGAGGTTTTATTGAGTTTTAGCAATCCATTTTCAGCATTATTTTGGATAGTGCTTTTAGGTTTATTAGTAGGTACAGAAGGGTGTATGATAATATGACAAAGATAGAAATATATATGAAAATAATAGTTTACTTATCCTTATTTGGATTAGTGATTGGAGTAGTGAAATTATGAAAGTAGTAAATTTTACAGAAATACAATGGAGAAAATTACTTGATATCTTTTTAAATACAGAGAAGTCAACTAGACTCAAATTTATGAAGATAATGATTAGTGCTTCAGTAGAAGATCTAACTGAAGAAAATAAAGATGAAATAGCATATACGCTATTTAGTCTATTTAAAGATAACTATGTGAAAGAGGGTAGTAAAGATGGTAAATGAACAAGAGAGAATGTACTTAACAAAGAGTTCTGAAATATTACTTAGTGTAGTTTTAGAAGCACGAAAGTCTTACTTTTTTAAGATGGGTGGAGATAGTGATTACCATGAATACAATTTAACAGATAGAGCCTATGGCGATATAATTACATTTAAGAATGTATTTGAGATGTGGGTAAAGTCATCTGATAGTAATTACCATCTTGGTAGCCACAAAGACGATTGGTTTAATGGGGACTTTCAGGGTAGTCATATTGAATATGAGAACCATGTTGCGATTGATAATATCGGCGAAACATATTCTGATGCTAGAGTCAATTCTGACTTTTGGTTGTCAATGGATTTTGATATGATAAGTGGTGCAAATGGGCAAGTTGGATTTCATACTATGCCTGTAACTGCAAAATTCTTCATACCTGATATCTTGTGTAGAACAAATGATTGGATTAGTGTAATAGAAGAAAGTCTATATGATTGGTGGTATGAGAATGATTAACTTAATATGTACAGTATGTAATGGTACAGATCTATCTTATAAAGTATGGGTAGATAAAAACTTTCAATTAGAGAGTGATAGTATTTGGTATGATACAGATGTGTGGTGTGATAAATGTGGAGAACTTAAATATAGTGATTTGAAAGAGGTAGAAAATGTTTAAGAAGATATTAAGTCAATGGACTGAACCTACGTCAACAAAGCAGTATCAGTTTTATCGTGATGGTATAACTGATGCTTTGCTTCATGGTCGTAGAGATGAGAAGAAATTAGATGAGTTCTTCTTTAGCCATTTTTATAAAAGAGGATATGACTTTGGTATGTGGTTGTGGAATGAACAAGAAGATGATAATGATGCCGAAGATGTTAAAGATTATGGAGATAGAATATGAGTAGAGAAGAAGCAGAGAAATTACTAGCTTGTCTGAAAGACTTGGGTTGGGAGTATCAAAGAATGAGTACAAGTGGCAAAGAAACACTTAATGAAATCTATGAAATGGTTGGGATAGAACCTATGGAAGATGATAGACATTTAGATATTGATTACATGATGGAGAAAGTAGAGGGTAAATAATGAGTAATTTAATGGAATATATGATACAGATTGCAGATCAGATCCGAGAACTACAAGAAGATGCTGATAAGAAGATGGAGATCATACTCAAAGAGATAGCATTAATTCAAGCCAAATTGCATGAATTACATGGAGAAAATGAGTATAATAGTAATATAGATAAATATATAAAACGAAAGTAGGGCAAATATATGCAAGAACGAAATTCACAACCTAATGATAATCAACCACCATTGTTATCAGAGGGAATGAGTAAAATAATATCGCTGACTAAAGAAGAAAGTTTATTCTTAGATGATGCTTTTACAGTCATTATTGATGGAGAACAGATGCGTGGATTGACTACATTAAGAGGTATGTCAGGACAAGCAAGTGTTCCTGTATCAATGGATCTAATAAGCAAAGTTGGTAGTGCAGTATTGTTTACCACAGATAGAAGTAATGGTGGCAAAGAAGCATTAGTTGAAGTAGATGAAGCTGACTTACTTGCTTTGAGAGAAGTGGCAAATAGTCAAGCAAGATTTGAGGGTATCCCTGTTGGATACAATCTAAAGAGAAAGATCTTAGCTTTACTATTGGAGAATGAATATGCCCACGAAGTCAAGAAACAGAAAGACTTTAGGTATTGGTTAAGAGCATTAAATCAACTTGCACCGAGAAGAAACTATGATCAGACTAAATGGATAGAAGATATAGAAGAACTTAACGAGGAGAAGAATGGAACTTAATAGCATCTATATTGCTATCATAGGTTGGACTTCTATTATGGTTACAATACTAACAGGATTGTTATTGTATACTAATTGGAAGATTTTAAAGATAACTAATTCAATCTATAATCAAGCAAGAGAAACAAGAAAAGAATTACAGAAAGCAAACATGATAAATAAAGATATTAAAAGATTTATTGGTGGTCGTTGATGACTATCTTAAATATATTAATTTCAGTAGGGGACTTGACAAGTCCCTTTTTATTTTGCTACAATGTAATTAAGTCAATAATTTATAAGTAGGAGTAGACATGAGTTACGAACATGATGAACTAAAAGAGAAAGATAAATATGGGGACACTAAGGAATATGAATTTATATTTTCAGTTCCATGCTACATGAATTATACCATAGTAGCAGAGAGTGAAGAACAAGCTAGAACAATATTATTAGATGGTGGTATTGAAATTGATGGCGAATACTTTGAGTGTCCTGATGGCGATTTATCTCTAGAGCCTGAAGATTATGGAGATGCAGAACTAATAGAACAGTTGGAGATATAATGAGTGAAGTAACACAAAAAGAAAAGTATTTAACTATAATTGAATGGTGGTATGAGGGTTGGCTAGATGTACCTGATATCAGTATACTTGCTGATGAATTGATAAGGTTGCATACAACAAAAGATATACCATTGTACGAATATAGTGATGATCAAGTAAATGAGGAATACGAAGATATAATGCAGACGAAGAAAGATTTGGGGTACGAATAATGATTAAAGTATATTTTGAAACAGATAGTACATCAGAACAAGTGGCTACATTTGAAAATGAAAGCCATTACATAGCTTGTTTACCGATACTACAAGAATTGGCTAAACAAGAACATTGGTCAGCAGTAACAGAGTCGGTTGTTACTGAAAAAGTTACAAGAGTCTTTTATGATAAGGAGATTGAATAATGGATCTAAGTAAATACAAACCAAAGATAGAACTAGCAGATCAGTATGAGAAGATAGGGGAATGGTGTTGTGATGAATGTGGTGCTGACCAAGTATATATTGGAGATGGTAGAATGGTGTGTGGCGAATTAGATTGTGAAAGTATATTAGGTAACAATGATACACAAGAACATATGACAGGTAGTTATGCAAACATGAATGATTTAGATGGTCATCAAGTTGAAGAACGAATAAGCGAATTTGATGGTCGCTTAATCAATATACTTTTAAGAGAACAGAGGGAAAAGATGGGAGAAGAAATACTAGATAATTATTTTGGTTCTTGGTCATATGCAACTAAGGATCAACTCATAGATGAATTATCTATGGTTTATTTAGAGGGGTTGACAGGGCTTAGACATATGAGTTATAATGAATTAGAAAGCGAACTAGCAAACTATAAGGAGAATGATGGGTAAACCAACAGAAGATAGTATTAAAAAGTATAAAGAAGATGTGCAAGATATGGTAGATGAATTATTGGCTAATCTTGATAAACATACATACGAAAACAATTATACTTTATATGGGGATCATTTAATATATCCCATGATTGTTACAACATTAGTAGATGGGGATAACTATGGAGATGTATACATGGGTGGCACAACATCAGGAGATCTATGGGATACATTTATAGATAATCTTTCTAGAGATTATGATGGAGATGTTGGCGATTATTTAGGTATAAGATCAGATCAGTATCATCAATTAACTAAACTTAATCCCTATGACTATGACCATTTTGTACAGAGCAAGATGATAGATTTATATTGCTTTGCATATAATTTAGAGTGGGACTTTACTCACGAAGTATGGGAGATTGCTTATGAATGAAGTAAGAGATTATGAATTAAGAGTGTATGGAATATCTAAAATGACTGAATTATACTCTGAAAAAGAGATGCTTGATATGTCTGATGAAGAATGGGTAGAAGAAGCAGAGAACGTAGGTTATATCTCAACCTTAGAAACATTTATAGATAATGTTAATAAGGGAAAAATGTCTAACGATTATGCCCACTTATTTTTTAGAGTAATACCTATTGGGTATTATAATCAACAGGTTGATATTGTACCTAAGAATAAATTACACTATATGATAAGGGATTGACATAGGTATTTTAAATATGCTACAATCTAATTAACAACGAGTTCGGAGATAGAATGAACAACGAACAATTTAAATTAGCAGAACGAAAACAATTTAGAGGGGATCTATCTAACATGATGAATGTAGTCAATGATTACATTAACATTGATAGACAAGATTTTATACAAAGTAAGTATACTGAATTTTCTCCTGATGAAGATTGGCTCAAACACTATGCCAAAAAAGAGGGAGAATTCTGTGCAATAGGTTGGTTAGCAATAGCCAAAGACATTGATCTACCTAGCTTTACTCATAACCTAGAACCAACAGGATATGTTTATAAAGGTAAAAATATACACACTAAATATGGGGAAGATGAGAATGGTAATTGGACTGCACTTGGAGAAGAAGAAGTAGTTCATGAAGTAAATGAAAGAGCCTGTGAATGTGAATTACATACTCAACAAGATGATGAAGATAGAGAAACTTGGGTAGAAGATGACTACTTAGATTTTGGTGTAACTTATGCAGATACAGAACATTTACCTGTTCCTGAAGTAGATGATGATATGTTTGGAGATACATATAAAGAATACTTTTTAAGATCTACTCTTGATTTAGAGAGTGTATCTAACAGAGCATATGTAGATACTAAAAGATTTATTAAAGACTTACTCATAAATTATAGAGTACCAAATGCAATCTTAGAAGATATACAGTTGATAAATGACGATCCGAATTTTACACGATTACATTCAATCTTGGGAAGTTGTGGATCAGACTATGCTTATGATAAGTCATTCGCAGTACCCGAAGATATGCATGGTAAAAGAAGTGGAGAATGTATTCACTTATTCAATGGATCATCTTATGGCTATCTAGCAAATAAACAGATAGGTAGTTGGAAGAAGAATGTTGTAGACTATTTAAAGACTACTCAAAGTTTTGCTTGGGCAGATGAAACAGAATTTGAGAAAATGATGGATTGTACATATCAAGCAAATGCAGTAAATTCTATTGATATGGTAAAAGCATTTTTAAATCTATTATTAACGAATGATGATTATGCAGATTTCTATCTGCGTGGCGAAATGAGAACAGAAGTAGATGATGAACTAAGTTTTGGCGAGAACAATAGTTTAGAAATCGTTTAGGACTTGACATAGATATTTCATTTATGCTAATATCTAATTAACGAAACTAATTAAGGAGAAATGATTATGCCAAATTGGTGTGAGAATACATTAGAAATATATGGGGAAGAAGAAGATATGAAAGAGTTTTATGACTTCTTCGGTGGGCAAGATAAGATACAAGAGAACTTTTCTTTTGAGATGATCAGTCCCATGCCACAAGAATTAAATGGGACACGCAGTCCACAGAAAATCGTACCTCAACATAAACTTGATTTATTTGAGAAATTTAAACACGAGATAGATCTTAATTCAACAGAGAAAGAATATCAAAATCAAACAATGGTTTCTAAATCTGATGATAAATTCTTTTCAGAATTTGAAAGTGTTAATGAGATTATAAAAGATTTCTTTTGGGAATATGATGATGCGATTAGTAAAGAAACATCTGATAGACTTAAATCAGAATATGGATATGATAATTGGTATGATTGGTGTAACAATCATTGGGGAACTAAATGGGACATCAAGGGAGATTGTGGAAATGATATTGTTGATGATGATCAATGTACATTCATCTTTCAAACTGCTTGGAGTCCACCTCAACCAATCGTATATAAATTACAACAGATGTTTCCTAAACTACAAATATATGGTGGGTATCTCGGAGAGGGATATGAATATGCAGGAGTATTTGAATGAAACGAGATTTCTTTATAATACTCATGATGTCATTATTCATAATGTTATTATGGACTATGACTGAAATGGTAAAAACATTATTTAATATAGTATCATAAGGTATTGACATGGCTATATTAAAAATGTTAAAATACATTTATAGTAAACAATATTGATTGGAGAAATCATGATAGATAAACTAAATACAGAGTTAGAGAATAGATTATCAGATCTAGGTTCTGAATTACTAGAACTTAGAACAATTAAATCTGATATGGAGAAAACTATTAAAACTACTACATCTGAAATTATTGATGTATTAGAAACTATGGATAGTAAAGTATTTGAAACTGATGATATTAAAGTTTCTAAACAAGATGTAAGTAGAGTAGTAATTGATAACAATGTTGCTAAAGTTGTTATCCCTAAGAAATACTTAGAACAGATTATGAAAACAACAGAGTTTTCTAAGGTCTTAGTAAAAGAGGTTCAAAATGGATAGAGAAGATAAAATGGATATTATCTTAGACTATTTTCAAGAGGGTTGGTATCAAGAAGATCCTGTTGATGAACTAAGAGAATTACATATGGGACATGAGAAACCACTTCACAAGTGGTCAGATGATGAGATTGATAATGAGTATGAAATAGCAAAAGATTACTTAAAAGACATTAACGATTAAAACGATACTTAGATACCATATGAGTTGTTAAAACGCTTGTAAGACGCTTTAAATGGCTCATATGCAGTATTTTTGAGGGGATTATGGAACATAAATATAAGTTAGTGGTGGAGAAAACAACAGAATATCATTTTGATATTAGCAGTAATGATGTTGATGATATCCAAACTAAAGAAGAAATAATAGAATTAATTATTAGTAAGAAATATGAGTTACCTAAGAAAATACATACAGAAAAACTTAGAGTAATATCTTGTGATGATAGTCAAGAACTATCAATATGAAAGGACATATGAAAACAGAATTTAAATACTATGGTGTGCCAAAAGCAATCATGGATAAATTAGAGGGCAATCTTTTTGTTGCTAGTGATTTTATCAAAGTAGCAAAAGAGTGTAATATGACTTGGACTGAGAAACAGTACCATGCTACTAAAAAGAATATTGATCATACTGTAAATAATATTAAGAAAATTAAAGTATGGTCGGATATAAAAGATTTAGTTTATATATTCCAAGAGGGATATAATTACAGATTTAGTGATAGACATGGAGTATTTGATTACTACCCGACTAGCACAAGTCTTAAATTCAATGTGAAGAAAGGATAGATGATATTATGGATAGATATGAATTAATAGATGAATTAGCACAATTACTAATTGATGAGCAGAATATGGATTTATTTGATATAGTAGTACAGGGTTTGGATACTTGGTCAGATGCAGATATAAAATCACTAGCAGATGATTATTCATTAATGATGAGTGTTGACAATGCTTAGTGAAATATTGTATGATGAAAGTATCAACGATTTAGAGGGTATACTTAAAATGGAGAAATGGGAGAAAAGAGATAAGAAACGAAATACTAAAAAGAAGTTTAAAGACTTTAAAAATAATATAAAGTCAATAAGCGTTCTTGCAGATATCTCAACTAAACCTGTTTCTAAAAAGAGGTATAGAAAAGATAAGGGTATTGACAAGACATAATCAAATATGTTACAATACTTGTATAGCAACTAAAACAGGATATAAGACAATGAGTTTTAATAAAGCACGAAAGACAATAGAATGGCACAATGAGGGACATCAATTAACACAATGGGCAAAAGCTGATTATGGACTTGATAGTCAACACAATAATTATGAAATTACAGGTAATGGTAATCCTAGCACTATTGAGGGCTTAGAAGAAGAATACAATAGAGTAGGGTGGAAACAATGTACTGAATGTGTTGAAAACGAATTGACACCATACGTTGAATGGAGATTAGTATCTGATGACTATGATGAAGATCAAGCTGATGATAGTGAGTGGAACTTAGAAACAGTAGGACATATTGGTAAAATATATCCTATGGCTCATTCAACTGAACTAAGTTGTTTAAGTGGTGGTGGAGAACCATGCTTTCTATGTTTAGAAACC